ATCGGCATCGGCAGCGGCAACGGCAGCGGCAGCGGCAGCGGCAGCGGCAGCGGCATCGGCAGCGGCATCGGCAGCGGCATCGGCCGGCTTCTCGGCGAGCAGCTCCTTCACACGCGCCTTCACCTCGTCACGGAGTCGCTGCCGCCACGCCGAACGCTTGCTCCACGCAGCGTCGCCGGCGAGCGAGAGCGCGTGATGGGCCGCGTCGTACGTTGCGCGATCGACGACCGCCGCCAGGCGTTCCATCGCCTCGGCATGCTCCGTCAGATCCGCCGTGCGGAGCAGGCCCGGTAGCGCTTCGTGGACGAGCCAGTCGGTGATCATCCACCGGCGCGTGTCCTCGTCCTCCTCGGTCGTGCGCGTCCCGACGAGACGCGGGATGAACGGCTTGAGGAGCTGCCGGTCGGCGTCGCCTAGGCGGTCGTTCAGCCGGATCAGGAACGCCGTGATGATCGGGCTCGCGCACTCCGGATGGTCAGACCACGGCTCACCGGCGACGTACGCGACGGCCTCCATGACGCACGCGCCTTGCTGCCAGCCGTTGTGTCCGCCTGAGTCGAGCCGGAGGTCGGCGAGGAGGGCGACGCGGTCTTCCAGGACGCTCACGACAGGTCCTCGGGGGTCATGACGTAGACGGTGTCGATCTTCAGGCCGCCGGTGTAGACGATCGCGTCGAGGTCGCCTTCCTTCCCGGTCGTGTACCCGTGCTTCTTCGACGAGACGGTCGCGGCGACGCGAAGCTCGAGCGCCTTCCCGAGTTTCAGGCTGCGCATGAGCGCGACGTCTTCGGGGCTCTTCCGGTCGAGCATCACGGACCCGGAGAACTCGAGGCGGATCTTGTCGACGTCTTTCTCGTCGATCTGGTCGAGCGCGAGCCGGGGGTCTGTGTAGTCGCGGGCGTCGAAGAGCTCGCCGCCGTCACCGGACCCGTTCCCGGAAGTGGCCTGCTCGTCGGTTGCTGGGCGCGTTGCTGCGCGTGCCATCGTTTCGGTTCCTCCTATGGTTGGTCGTGCAGGCTTCTCGCGGCCCACGCGATGCAGAACGCGTCGGCCGCGTCCTCATGGAGCACCGCGGGGACGTCGAGCCAGTGAGCGGCCGCGAACTCGACCGCGTTCCGCTTGTGCCGGTCCCGCGGCGCGCGGACTGGGAGCTGGCAGGCGCGGCGCCAGTCGTCGGCGCGGATGAGTTGCAGCTCGACGTCGGGCGGGATCGTCGCGAGGATCGCGCCGAGCGCGTACTGGATGGAGTCGGAGCCGCGCCCTTGCCGGCTGTACGGCTTCTCGATCGCGACGAGCGTAACGCCAGCGTCGCGCCACTGGCCGCGGGCGGGCATCGCGTCGGCGATCCGGCGGATCCGCTCGAGCGCCTTCCCCGGCCCCGTGTCGAGCCGTCGGCGGTGGTGGTTCGCAGTGGCGGGGTCGCCGTCTTCGTGGAGGAGGACGGCGTCGACGGTGATCGTCGAGAAGTCGATCCCGAGGATCACGCGTGGAGGCCTCGCGTCGGCGTGTAGTCCAGCTCAGGGAACGTCCGCGGCTCGAACACGCCGCGCGCCGTGTGCGCGCAGAGGTACTCGTGGATGCCGGCGTCGGGATGCTTCCGCCGCGAGTGACGGTCGAGCGGCCGGCCGCAACCGCGGCACTCGAACCACGGCCGCCCCTCAGCGCGGAGGCGTTCCCTCGTCTCGTCGACGGTCGCCACGCGGCTCAGACGGCCTTGAGGCCTTGCGCCTCGGCCAGCGCCCGGGCGCGCGCGTGCTCATCCACGCCGTTCTGCGCGCAGAACTCATCCACGCGGCCAGACACGTACGCGAACCCGGACTCGTCGCCGTCTTCGAGGAGCTTCGCGCGTTCCTTGAAACGCTCGACCAGCCAGTCGTGCGGGTTGCGGCTTTCGTCTTCCATTCGTCCCCCTCGGGTCAATACGGGATCTCTGTGGTCATGCCGGCCGGAAGCGCGTCCGCCGGTTCATGCACCGGCGCGGACGGCTCCGTCGGCCCCCATCCGGCCGGTCCGCGCTGGAACCGGACGAGGCCTTTCCGCTCCAGCTCGCGGAGCGCGCCGTTGCCGTTCTGCTCGTCCCACGCGCACCGGGCGTCGCGTGGGTGGCGGCCGCGGCGTTCGCACAAGAGCGCGCCGACGTGCACGGCATCGACCGGGGCCGTTGAGGCGCGGACGAGGTCGAGGACGAACTCCTGCCGGGTCGTGAGTTTCGGCTCGGCCTGGAGGCCGTCGAGCGTGATCTGCTCGGACGTCACGACGTCTCCGCGGCGGTGCGCAACCACCCGAGGGCGGCCTTCGCGTGGAGGAGCCGCCACAGCACGGCGTCAGCTCTGCCAGGCGCGCGGTTTCCGGCGGCGTTGAGCGCCTTCGGCTCTCGACGCGCCTGCGCGAGATGCCCTGCAGCCATGCCGAGCGCGAAGACGCGGAGGTCTTCGGGCGGGATCACGGCGCCCCACACGCGGCCGCGCGTGCCTTCCCTCATGCCGCGGCCGGTCTCCGGTGTGCGCCGGCGTTCGGACAAGACGCGAAGTGCGACCGGAACCACTCCACCCCGAGCCCCAGCGCCGCGGCCTCGCCTTCGACCTCTTCGCGGTTCTCCGCGCGCACGACGCGCGCGAGCGGAGTCAAACCGCCGTTCGCGACGAGAACGATCGTCCCGTCGCCGACGGGCTCCGCGTCGAGCGGCATCCTGCGCCGCGACGCCTCCATGAGCGCCCACCGGATCGGGGCGCCACACGACGAGCACTTCGCGTTCACCGCGAGCCGCCCTTCCGAACGCCGCGCCACTTCACGGCGCCCTCGCCCTTCCGCAGCCGCTTCAGCTTCCCCTTGTTCGTCGCCTGCGGGTGGCCGCGGCCGAGGCGCCGGCACATCTTCTCGTCGACGCCGCTCATGCCGCAGCCACGAGCGAACGCGACGCCGCGAGACCCGCCGCGCCCGCGAGCGTCTCAGCGAGATCGTCCCCCGCGAGCCCGTCAAGCGACGCGACGATCGCCTCCAACGCCGGCCCGGCGCACGCCGAACAAACCGGAAACGTGACGCCGCGAACGATGTACCGCTCGACGTCCGGCAGCCTCGAAAGCCCGGCCGGGACGCACGAGTAACACACCCCCGGCGTGGTCTTCTCGACCGCCGGCGCGAGCTGATACACGATCACCACCATCCCTTCCGTTGACGGGCCCACAAGGCCGCGCAAGTCGACCCGTACCGGCCGACCGCGTAATTCACGGCCCACGCGAGCTGGACGCGCCCGTTCGTTCGCCAATCGGGCGCCGTGAGATCGCCGGCGCGATGGGCGCCGACCGTGTACGCGTACCGTGCGAGCCTCGTCCCAGGGTTCGCCTGAGGCAGCCCGTAACTCTCCGACGTATCGCCGTGGCCGCCGCCGAAGTCACGCGTCGGCTCCCACGGCGGATCCTCAGCGTCGACGATCGCGACCAAGCACGGGTCGTTCCGCATCGTCTCCGCGCGGAGCTGCAGACCCGACGTCGGCCCAGTCGACGCGTGCGGCTGAACGCCTGACAGGACGCAGACCGCCGCGAACGCGAACGACGCAGCGAGCGTCCTCACGCCGCTCTCCGATTGCTAGCCCGGACGCGGCGGCCGAGCCACTCGGCCCACGCGATGAGCTCGTCAGTCGTACGGAACCACTCGCCGCCGAGCCGCAGATGCTCCCAGCGCGCGTGGAAGCGACGCTCATCCGCGCGCGTGCCCTCGACGCACGCCCACAGGTAGAGCTCCTCGCCGGTCTCCCGCTCGAGCTTCGCGACGCGATTGTGGACGTACTTCGTCCAGCCGATCTTCACGCGGCCGTCGCCCTCGACGACGTACACATAGCCGCCCGCGGCAGACGTGCGAGACGACGTCCGCACCGTGTCGGTCGCGGTTCGCCGCGATCGCGTCCAAGGCGCGGCCCGAGCTTCGCGCGCGTGTCGAGCTCGCGCCGCTTCGACTCGGAGTAGCTCACTCCACGCCTTCCCTGCTCTTCGCGGCTTCGGCTCGCGCGATCTGCGCCTTCAACCAACCGACGTGCGAGACGACGTCCGCACCGTGTCGGTCGCGGTTCGCCGCGATCGCGGCCTCGACCTCCGCACGGTTCCCGGTCTCGTCGGCGTGCGCGAGAAGAAGCTTCGTCGCACCGTCCAACTCCGCCACGGCCGCGAGGCGTTCGGCGCCGGCGAGGATCTCCTCGAACCGTGCGGCCGGGATCTCCTTCGTCGAACGCTGCCCGGTCGTCTGCTCCACAAGGGCGCGCAGGTGCTCCTCGGGGACGCCGGCTCCGCGCGTGACAGTCCAGAGGAGCGTCCGCTGCGCAGCGCTCGCCATCCTCGGCGTGTCCGGCTCGACGACTTCCGGCTCGAGGGGCGGGAACAGGCCGTCGTCCTCCACGTCGGTCGTGATCGGCCCGTCTCCCGCCGGTATGCCGGCCGCGTCGGTCTGCTCCGCACCGAGCTCCTCCGTCGTGTACGTCGCGCCCGCGAAGCAGTCGGCGAAGAGCATGCGGCAGAGCTGCGACACCGCGCGCGCCCACAGCATCGCCTCTGGGTAGCGCTTCCAGTTCTGCTTGTTCGCGAGCCCGGCCCGTTCGGCCATCGCGAGCGTCCACGTCGACGTCATCGTGTCTCCGTTGTCGACGCGGCGTCCGGTGACGGTCGCCTTGCCTTCGCCGACCTCCCCGGTGATGGAGTGGCCGCGCCGCCGGACGAGCTGAACCATCAGCTCCGCCGAGAACGTCGCTTTCCCGTCGATGATGTGGATCGACCGGAGCGCCGTCATATCGGGGAGGCCGAGCGCGCGACCGGTCGCGACACACGCGAGGATCGCCGGGAGGTTGCCTCTGAGGCCTGTCGGGACGAACTCTGTCCGCGCGATGTACGCGAGCTGATCGTTCGTCAGGACAGCCGCGGCCGGCTTCTCGTCGCGCACAGCGAGGTCGGTCGACGTTTCAGTCACGCCGGGCCGCCGGAATCACAACGCCGTCCGCGTACTCGGTCGCGAGCCTGTCTAGCGTCTCGTGGACGGTCTCGGGCTCGACGGCGCCGGCTTCGAGGACGGCGTCCGTGAGCGAGCGCGGCCGGCACCTTGCGCACGTGAAGCCAACGTCGCACGCGCACATCACGCAGGCTCTCCGTGGATCTCCGCTTCGATCGCGAGGCCTCGGCCGCCGGCGATCTCGCTCATCCGGAGGAGCGCGCCCTGGGCGTCCTCGATCTGCTTCAACGCCCTGCGCGACCTCAACCGGACCGACGTGAGCGCTTCAACGTCGGCGTCGGCGTTCGCGAGGAACACGAGCGGAAGCGCCGCGATCGGGATCCCGGCGACCTCCGTCGCTGCGGCGAGCACGGCGTGGCTCGCGGTCAGGATCTCCTCGATCACGGCCTTCCAGTAGTCGCTCTCGAACCGGATCTGCTCCGCGCGCGTCTCGTCCATCACGCGTCCCACGTTCCGGTCACGCGTACTTCCCCCGCAGCCACAGTCTGGCCTCCGCCTGCCTACGCCGCGTGAGCCCCGGCAGCCGGACGCCGCCGGCGTGGTCGTACTCCAGGAGCTTGTCGGCGACGCCGGCACGGCTAGCCGTGTTCAACGCGGCGTGAAGGCCGGACCCGGGCTGCAATGGGCCGCAGCCGAGGTTGAACGCGAAACTGACGAGCGCGTCGAACCGTGTCTGCCGGCTGATCGGCGGATGAACGTTCGCGAGGACGCACTCCGCGAACGTCTCCGCGTCGGCCTGCAGAAGCTTGAGCGCGTCGTCGTGGCTGATCGTCCGGCGGAGCTCCGCGGCCGTGCACGCGGACCGGTGGAGAAGGTGGCCGTAGCCGATCGTGCAGAACCCCGCCGGGTCGTTGTAGCCGTGCCCGACGAACCCTTCGAAGCCGGCGATGAACTCGGCTCCCTGCTCGCTGAGACGCGTCGGCAGGCTCATCGCGTCCGCCCGCTGAGTTCTTCGCGCACGAATCGACGCAGGGCGGAGAGCAGGTCGACAGCCAAGTCGGCCTCCTCGTCGTCGTCTTCGCCGGCGTCAGTCGCGGCGGCGCTGAAGAACTCCAGCGGCCGGTCGGTGGCCTTGGCGATCGCGGCGACGTTCTCGAACCGCGGCTCGTGCTGGTCGTTCTCCCAGCGGATGATGTTCCGCTCGCGTGTGTTGATCGCGCGGGCGAGAGCGGCTTGCGTCAGCCCTGCGGCGTGGCGTGCCTCGCGGATCTTCGAACCTGAGAACCTGCTGTCTGTCTCCGGCATGGGTGCCGATAATGACACCCCAGAACTGACATGTCAAATCGAGATGTCACTACTGCCATTGCCGAGCCCGTTCCGGCTGTGCAAGGTCCGATGACATGTCAAGGGTGACGGCGGCGGCGCTCATCGAGCATCTTCGGAAGGTCCACGGCAACGGCCAACCGCTCAGCGACGAGAAGCTCGCCGCGAAGCTGCCCATATCCGGGAGCACCCTTGCCCGGTGGAAGAACGGCGACACGAGAGCGTTTGACAACATCGTGGAGATGCTCGCTCAGGCCGGATGGATCAACGCGGAGACAGATGCGCCCGTGACCTCGGCGTCGTCTCTCGACCCCCTTGCAAAGCTCTCAGAAGGGGTGGCTGAACTACTCGCAGGTCAGCGGCGGCTTCTCGCAGAGCTCGATGCGCCGCGATCTCGAACTCAAGGCGCTCCCAAGAAGACATCTCGGAAGCCTCGGTGACATTGCCCACCATCGTCTCTCCTTCTCTCCGCCGTTCGCTTGCTGGTGCCGCCGGCCGATGGTGGGGCTGCCCTGGCCGGACGCGGGAAGATAACGGCGTGGTCGGATGACCCTCGAGGCGGAACCCGCGGGGAGCGACAGACGGAGATCGATGCTCGCATGGGCTGGCATCGTCACGGTCGCCGTTATCGTCGGTATCTACCTCTATTCACACCATGGCTCGCCTGTCGACCGGTCAGCCGAGATCGCGAAGCAGATCGGGGCGGACTCGTGCGACCAGAGCGGCTACGAGATCAGGAACCGTCTCGACGGCAGCAAGAGCGTGATCTACGACTGCGACGTGGAAGGCAGGATGAAGTGTGTGACCGAGGACGGTGGCATCCCGTCTGATTCGACCGCGACCGTCAAGTTGCTTTTCGCGGACGCGCTGGGGACAGCGAAGCCCTATTGCCTGAACTATTGAGCCCGGCGAGGCGTTACGCGAGGATCGTCTAACTGTCCGGGCCGAGCTTCGCGGCGATCAGGTCGAGGACGCCCAGGATCTTGTCGGAACGGTTCGCCGCCTGCCGCTCATGGTCGAGGACCGCCTGGACAAGCGCCTTCTCAGTGTCGATCAGCGGACGCACGACCTCCGTCACGTCGGTCCGGGCACGGAGCATCTCGATGGTCGACATCGCGTTCTTCAGCTCGAGCTCGAGCTCCCGGATGCGCTTCTCCATCACCTCGTTCGCGAGTTGGAGCTGCTGCACCGCGAAGCCGCCGCCGCCGCGCCACACGATGAGGCCGACGATGATGATCGTGACGACGCTTGCCCATCCGGCGACCGTGCCGATCGCGATCGCCGCGAACGTCACTGCCACAGCACCCACAGCGCGAGACCGACGGCGATGAACGCGCCGGCCGGCCGGTTAAGGATGACGCGCTCGCCGGCAGCGAGAACGAAGATCGCGAAGGCCGCGAACCTGAGCGCGATCGGGCCTCGTTGCCGGTAGTTCGTCTGGAAAGTCCTCATCGCTTTTAGCCGAGCGAGACGCTCACGCTTTGGTCGTCGAACGTGCCTACCGTGCTGCCCGCCAGTGTCGGTGCGTACACGGCTGAGCCGGCCGCGATGAACGGGGCGCTGATGTTGCCGGCGGCGGGCGGCTCGCTCACCGGAAGGGGCGGCATCGTGAACATCTGGAACGGGTTCGCTGCGAGCTGCTCGTGCTCGCCGTCGGTGAGGCTCCTCGACCAGATGCCGGCCACGACGATCGTCCCGCCCGTTCCGAGCGAACTGGTCTTGAAGAGCGCACCGAGTGTGCAGCCGTTCGTTGTGTCGTACCCGACGGCGCCGCCTGACCCTGTGTAGGTGCCCCCATCGTCGATCCCGTTGACGTACAGGCTCATATCCGTTGCGGCTCGGACGGACGCGCCGAGCGCGTACCAGACGCCCGCCGTGAGCGACGTGGTGCCCGCCTTCTGCCGGTAGTCGCTCGACAGGCCGGCGCCGGCGCCGTCGATCCAGCGGAACTTGAGCTGCCCCTGCACGAATAGATTCGCGCCCTTCTGCTGCGCGGTGTCGGAGCACGTGTTGATGATCCCCGGGGCGCTGCCGAACGACGGGAACATCACGAGCGCGAACATCGAGAACGGCGGCGACACCTGGTAGGTCGCGTTGACGCCGAAGTCGTACCAGATGGCCGACGTGTCCATGAACGTCGCCAACCCGTACGGAGTGTGCGACTGCGCCGGCGTCGTGCCGGCGCCGCCGACGGCCCCATACTTGCCGAGGACGCACTCGAACGGGGCGTGGCCGCCCTCATGCATGACCCAGAACGCGGAGAGGCCCGCGGCGAGGGGATGGCCGCGGTTGAGCATCCCTCCATGCGCAGGCGGCTTCGTGAGCGCCCAGCTGGTGCGGAGCGATCTCATGCCACGGTCGCGTAGATGCCCTGGTAGATCTTCTTGTGGTTGCCTTCGGTCGAGTCGAGCGATCCGCCGGTGTAGTTGCGGATCGCGATCGACCACTTCTCAGGCATCGACCCGCCGAACGCGGCCGCGACTGACCACGGGCCGCCGATGAACGTCGTCGACGCTGTCGGGGCGGCGATGAAGCCGAGGAGTCGAAGGTTCACCGGTGAGTTGAACGTGATCGCCGCGTCTGCGCCTGTGATCGCGTCGGGCCACGTCGGGGACGCCGCGTCGACGGTGCCGGCGACGTACACGTAGACGCCCTTGTCGTTGCCGGGCGTGATCGCGCCGAGCTTCACCTTCACCATCACGAGCGCGTCGAGGTACAGGTTCGAGGTGTTATCGATCGCCGTCGACTCGCGGCCCGCAGTCGCGGAGTTCGCGAGAGACGCGAGCGTGCACGTGATCGCCTGCGCCTCGGTGCCGTAAGCGACCTTGACGCTAGACATCGTCGGGCTCCTCGCCAGGCTTCGCGTGGGGCACCTCGTCGAGGTGGTACGCGACCGATGCGGCGGCGTCGTCCTCTGTCACGCACACGTTCGACTCCCAGCCGCAGCCGGCTGGACACACGCCGACGTATGCCGTCACTGGCTTCACGTTCTCCATGCGTCCTCCCTCAGATAGCGAACAGTCCGGAGCCCGACCAGATGACGGTGATGTTCCCGCCGGTCGGGCTGAACGGCGTGACGTCCATCCACGCGACGAGAACCGATGTCGCGTCGGAGCCGGAGTCCTTGTAGACGATGACCGCGTCGATGGTCGCTCCGGCCACGGCCGTGAGCGTGACGTCGTCGGCGTCGAAGACGCCGCCGGTCACGATCTTCGTTGTGAGGCCGGCGGAGGCGCGCGCGACGATGCCGGCGCCGCTCAGGTCGGACACGAACTCGTTGCTCGAGCTGTACGGCGTCGAGGCTGAGTGGATGAGCATCGCCTTGATCGTGTCGGCGACGAGATCGGTTTTCGTTGCGAGCCCGAGGAGGTGGGCTTTGCCTTTCGGGTAGAGCTGGCTCGCCATCTATGCCTCCGTCGCTCGGAGCTGCACCTGGAACGTGCCGCCGCTCGGGTTCATCGTCGCGAAGTAGATGCGGAGCAGCGACCCGGCCGCGACCGTGCCGGACAGCGCAAGATCGGTCTTCTCGTAGTCACTCGTCGTATGAGTCAGCGTCGTGACCGTTGCGGCGCTGAACGCGCTCGACCCGCCGGCCGACTTCTCGATCCTGAACGCGGTCGAGCCGACCGGAAGGATGCTGAGGCGTGACTTCGCGGAGATCAGCGTGAACGTGCCGCCGAACACAGGAACGAACGCCTCGAGGCCAGCGCCGGCGACGGTCGGTGTTCGCCCCGACCAGGTGATGAGGAGCTCGCGCGCGATCGCGTCGTATGTGACGTCGACCGCGTCCAGGGTGGAGTTGTCGACGATCGACGCGGTCGTGTTGCGGCCGCTCTTGAAGTTCAGGTTCGGGCGTCTAAGCGCCATTGACGTAGACCACCGGGTTATCGGCGCCTGGGGCGGCCGAGTCGGCGTAGAGCCGGTTGATGTCTGCGGGAGACAGGACAGACCCCCAGATGGTGACCTCGTCGAGGAATCCGTAGAGGTAGTCGAAGCCGGCGCCGCCGCCTGGGCTATACGACGTGTACCGGCCGAACTGCAGGTCTCCGGCGCCGATCGACGTCGAAGCGACGGTCGTCCCGACGAGCAGGCCGTTGATGTAGAGCTGGAACTGCGATCCGTCGTAGGTACCGACGATGAACGACCACGCATCGAACGCGACGGTGCCGGTGACCTGCTTGGCCGCCGAACCGTCCAGTCTGCGGCCCCACGTGACCTGGCCGCTCGTCCAGTTGATCGTGAGGAACCAGCCGGTCTCGTTTGAAAAGCCGGGCGACATTGTCCCGATCACGCCGCCGAAGAAAGTCGCGACGTTCGACTTCGGGTTGACCCAGCAGCCGACTGTGTACACGGACCCGATGGCTGTGAAGTGGAATCGGCTGCTCGAGACGCTCAGGTAGTCGCCTGCGGTGCCGCCGATCACGGTGTTGCCGTGGCCGTTGAACTCGACCGCCCCGTCGTCCTGCCCGGAAGCGAGACCGCCGGCGACGTGAGCGGTGAGTGCCGCACCGGTGACCTGCTGCACCTGGTCGACCGCGGTGAGGTACGGGTTCGAGTCGAGGAACGTGCCGGGCCCGTCTCCGAGACGCCACCATCCGAGCAGGCTCTTCGTCGCGCCGAGATCGGAGACGCCTGTCGGGAACGTCTCCGACGCCGCGGTGGCCGGGCCCCACAGCGACCCGCCGTCCGGGGTAGAGGTGAGGACGAGGCCGCCGCCCTGCGGGCCTGTGCTCGGGTCGATCGAGTGGACGCCTGCGATGTCGCCGACGTTCTCGGTCGCGTCGACGCCGACGGGGAACCGGTCGCTGCCCCCGACGCCGTGATTGTCGCCGTGGCGTTGGACTTTCGCGCGGCCCGTCACGGATCAGGGTCCGAGTCGAACGGGTTGTTAGTGAAGAGCGACTGCGGGGAGACGTCGAGCTCGAGCGTCACGTCGTGGACGCGCGGGGAGGCTGGCCGGCACGTGTACCGGATCCCCTCGACGTAGTAGCCCTGGTTGCCGGTGTCGGCGAACCCGCCGCCGCCAACGTGCGCGGTGGTGACGCTGAGGAGATCCGAGATCTCGCAGCGGCACATCATCTTCCAGAGCGGGTCGGCGAGCCGGTCGAACGGCTCCCGCGATTTGAACACCATCTTCGTGATGCGGGGAAGCGCGTCCTTGTAGTTGTCGCGGTAGTACGTCGCCATCAGGAGGGTCTCCTCGAGCGCGGTGTTCCCCGTAGCGATCCCCTCGACCGTCAGTAGGTCGGTGAACGTGAGGCCTTTGTTTCCGTGCGCTGTGATCGATGTCGCGTCTTCGAGCAGCTGCCCGGAGATCTCAGCGGCGGTCGGCGCGACGCCCACCGTCGCGTCTTGCGGCACGACCAGCACGGAGTTGTAGAGCTGGGTTTTCCCGAGCGAGAACGCGAGCTCGGAGATCGGAGCGACGGTTGCGTCGCCGACAGTCACAGACGGATCGCCGACGTCGCGGCGGTTGATGCCGTACTCGGCGACGTCCGGCCGGAACCTCGCCTGCCGCCCGTGGAAGGTGAGTGTGCCGTCCTTCGCTACGAAGAGGTTCGCTACTCCCGGGAACTCCGCGTCGGCCGCGTCGAACAGCGCGGCGAGTGCTGTGGTGCCCGGCTCGTAGACGGTCTCGGTCACCTTCACGTTCCCGGAGAAGATCGAGCTGAGGCCGGCCGGCCAGCCGACGTCGGCGAGGATCGCGTCGATGCGGTCCTTCACCGAGCCGGAGGTGTCCTCGTAGAACACGCGGCCGACCGACTCCGCTGGAGGCGTGTCGCCGGCGACGCCCGGCTGCAGCTCATGATCGTTCAGCCACCCGAACGCGTCGACGAGGTTGATCGTCACGAAGAGCACGCCGTCGACGACCTCGCCGCTCTCGTAGGTGAAGCTCTGGACGTCGTAGTCGATGTCGTCGATGTAGCCGCGGAAGAGCGTGTGCCATGTCTCGGCGACCGGGTCGTAGAGCTGGAGCAGCACCTGCTTGTCCGGGAGCACGTTCGGGAAGTACGGGCTGCTGCCGTTGGTCGGGTCGAACACGCCGGCGAGGTCTGCGATCGTGACGGTCGCGGTGCCAGTCGATGTCTTCTCGAGCTCGTTCGGTCGGCCACGGTTGATCGTCCACTGCTGCACGCGGATCCCGCCGACCGAATCGAGGTAGGTGAAGGTCGGCGAGACGACGAGGGGACCGTCGGTGAACGCGATCCCGACTGAGAACTCGTTGATGCCGGCCATCTACAGCGACCGTGAGCTTGTCTGTCGGCCGCGTGTCTGGACGGGCCTTCGGCGGGCGTCGACGCCCTGAACCTCGGTCACTGTGCGGCCGAGCTCCTGCTTGTCGACATGCACGTGGGTATGGATGACGAACGGGGCGCCCCCGCGGCCGACAGGCATCGTCGTGAGGTGCGCGCCGGCGAGGTTGAGCTCGAGCCGCCGCAGCGCCGCTCCCTGCACGCCGGTGCCTGCGATGAGCTGGCTGATGCTCGCTGCGCTCCTCAACGTCGCCGGTCCGCCTTTCGTGTCACCGGCGAGCGCGTCGAGGAGCTCCTTCACCTTCAGCCTGGTCTCGCGCGTCAGCGCGTCGAACTGTCCGCCGAGCACCTTCCGGATCCGTGAGAGAAGGTTCCGGTTCGCGTCCGTGTCGAACAGCGTCCCGGCGAGCCCGGCCTGCACCTTCTTGAGTTCTGCCTGCAGGTTGCCCTTGCTCGGCGCGAGCGCGTCACCGGTCCTCGTCAGGCCGAGCGCGAGGAACTGGTTCTGTTGGGCCCGCTGACCGAGGAGCGTCTGGAAGCTCTTCGTGAACTTCTGGCCCGCGGCGAGCTGCGTGGCAAGCGCGTCGAGGCGAGTCTTGTTCGCCTTCGCGATGGTCTCAGCGAGCTTCTTCGCCTTCTCCGCGGCGGTCTTCGCGTCGCCTGCCTCCTTGTCAGCGATCGTCGCCTGGTCGCCGCGGATCGTGCGCGCGATCTGCGCCAGATCGTCCTCGAGCGTCAGCTTCCGCGTGATGTCCTTCGTGATCGCGAGCCGCTGCGTGACGAGCCCGCTGATCTCATGGAGTTTCGAGATCTGCCCCTTCAGCGTCGGAATGTCCTGCACGCGATCAAGGGACCTCGCGAGCGACGCGTCGAAGAACGTGTTCCGCTGGATCGCCGTGAACGGCTTCCGCGGCGTCACGGCTGGCAATGGGCGCGCGTCCGCGAACGGGTCAGGGAAGATGCCCGGCACGTTTACGTTCTGCTGGGGAAGCAGCGGGCTCCGTGTCGTCCCAGGCAGCGCGCCGATCGTGTGGATGAACGCGCCGACCGCCACGCGGGCGTCGTCGGCCGCCTTCTTCGTCCTGCCGAAGACGTGGTTGAAGTCGTCGACCGCGACAGCCCCGACCGTGAAGATGTTCGGGAGGCCGAGCGCCCACTTCAGCGCGCGCTCGAGGCCGAGCGAGTGGTTGGACGCGATCTTGAACGCGTCGCTCATCTGCTTCAGCGCCGGCGTGGCCGCGTCAGCGGCGTCCGTCAGCGCCCGCACGGCCGCGGCGGTCTTGAGCTGCAGCTGCCCCGACTCGTTCATCTTCTCGAGCCAAACCGTTAGCTGGCTCAGGTACTTGTCGAGGGTCGGCAACAAGGCTGTGCCGATCAGCTCCTCGGTCGTATGCAGCGTCGCCGCGAACCTCTGCTGCGCGGTCGCCCCTGCCTCTGCCTGACCCGCGTACCGCTGCGCGACAATCCGCAGCGCCTGCATCCCCGACGTTCCTTTCGGGATCTCGATGCCGAGCCGCTTCAGCGACGTGACGTTGCCGGCCGCGGCCTTCGCGAGCGCGATAGTCGCCTGGGCGAGAGAGAGGTGGCGGCCGCGCGCGACGTCGGCTGCGATGCCCATGTCGCGGAGCGCGGGCCCGACCTCCCGCGTCGATCTGACGAGCGTCGTGAACGACTGCGTCAGTTCGTCCCTGGTGAACCCCGACAGCGACGAGAGCCTGGTCGCTGTGTCCTCGATCTCCCGCCGGTTGCCGGCGAACGAGATCCCCGTCGCCTTCAGCTGCGCCGCGAGCTGCCGCTGCGACGCGGCGGCCTCTGTCCCGGCGTCGATCACGCTCCGCAGCGCCTCACCGGCGCCGGCGAACGCGATGAACCCGCCCGAAGCGAAAGCGAGAGACCGACCCAGGCTCCTGAACGCGCCCGACCCGGCAACGGCTCCGCGCGCGGCGTGGCTCAGGCTCCTGTCGAGCTCCTTCGCCGTTGTCGTCGTCCGCTGGAACGACTTCTGCAGGCCGGACGTGTCGCCAACGACCTCGACGATCAGCTTCGGGGGCATCTAGGTCCTGTTCCAGTCGTTCGCGATCCTCTCGAACAGCCGCTCAACGCCGGCCTCGATGTTGGCCTCGTTCTTGCGGAGCGCCGGCTCCATGGCGCGTTGCTCCATCAGGTCGGCGAACCTGGGGCGGCTGCGCGCGTCGCCGCGTGATCTCACACCGCGCTGACGAGGGGCGACATAGACGAGTTTCCGTGTGACGCCGACGCGCATCCGCGACCACTTCGGCCCGATCCTGGGGATGCCCGTCGCCGCGAGCTGCTGAGCGTCCGCACGGATCGGCTCCGCGAGGAGACGTAGCTCCGCGTTGAGCGCCTTCGTCGCGGTCTTGCCGGTCGCTGCGGCGAGGAGCTCGAGCTCGCGGAGGCCCCGGACGGTGATGCCGCTAGAAGAGGCCATCGCCGCCCGAGGATGCGTACTCGTGCGCCATGTGGAGTTGGGCCACGGTCAGTTCGCCGATGTCGCCTGGGGCAAGGTTGCGGTACCAGGGTCGCCAGTACGACTCGGGTCGGTCGCCGGGGAGACCAATGTCGGCCTCGACGATCCGCCACCACTTGTCGAGAGCCGCTCGCTCTCCTCGCTCACGGGCGGCTCGCTGGTCGGGGGGAGGCTCTCACCGTCCTCCTCGCCGTCCCGGTCGCCGAGGACGAATCTGATCTCGGACGTGCCCGGGGCGTCCCAGATCAGATCGACGTCGACACGCTTCCCCGCCCGTTCGAGCACCACGACCGCGAGCGCGACGTTCAGGTCGGTGTCGCCCGAGACGAACGCGTCCTGGAGCTCGCCGGCGCGTACCCCGGAGATCGCCTTCACCTTGTGCCACTCCCGGTAGGTGAGGTACTCAGCGTCTCCGGGGCTGATGAGCTTCGTGAGGTCGAAGCCGTACTCGCCGTCGAGCTGCTTCGACACTCCTTTCACGATCAGCTTGTCCATCGGTCTAGGTCTCGTGCCACTCGAGCGGGTTGCTCGGGTCCGACACGAACGTGAGCGACGTCGTCTCTCCGTCGCCGCGGGTCGCGCCTTCCGTCCAGGTCGGCAACTTGACGCTGCCGCGCAGCTCGGGGTTCGTCGCGCTGACCCCCGTGTTGACGTTCTTCCTCCAGACGAAGTCGAAGATCGTCTTGTCTCGGTGGAGCGGGTACAGCACCTGCTTCGACTCGTTCGATGCGTCCGACACCCACACGTCTGCGGTGACGCTCAGCGCGCGGGTGCCGGCGAGGATCTCGTCGCTGCCGGTCGCGTTGAACCCGGACACGTCGACCTGGTTGTCGTCGCTCGTGAACGTGATGCTGTGGAAGAACGTCGAGAGGTCGACGCCGTCGACCTCGACGTAGTCGTAGAGCGCGATGCGCTTACCGTTCGCCATGGCTTACCGCCTCCTCGATGGTTGTGGGCCAGCCTCGGGGGAGCAGGTAGCTGCCGGGCCGGAGTTGCGGGGTGGAGCGTTCGATGACGGTGATGTCGCCGCGGTCGACAGCGCGTCGCTCCGCGTGGGGCTCGAGGCGGGCCTCGAAGCTGCTGCCGGGCTCGTGGCCGCGGTAGCCGCGCCGCGTGCTGACCTGGTAGACGGTCACGCCGCCACCGCAGCCGGCCGCCCGTTGACGGCGCGCATCTCTTCGAGCGACTCGGCCGGGAAGACGTCGGCGAGCGCGTCGAACGGGTCGACGGGCTGCGACCTGCCGGCGCTGAGCGCGGTGAGGATCTCGCCGTACGGGTTGATCTGCTCCGCGGCGCTCTTCCAGTCGACGATCTGGCGGTCGTGCTGATCCGCGTAGACGATCGTGAGCGTCTTTCTGGCGATCCTGTAGGCGGTCGTGAGGTTGACGAGGATCGATGTGTCGCAGGCGCGGCGGCGGTCCTCGTCAGCTGGCCTGTAGGCGACGCCGTCGTGGAGATGCTTCGGCATCTGCATCACGTGCCGCGGGTACACGCGGATGCCGCAGCCTCCGAGGTTCCTCGCGAACGCGGCGCGCATCTCGACGCCGTCCTCACGTACGAACGAGAGACGCTGGAAGCAATGGATCGTGTCCGGCGAGGTCGGCAGGTCGATGAGGATGCGGTGGTCGATCCAGTCGTCGGAGCCGCACGGAACGACGAAATCGGCGGGCCGAGGGTTGAAGCGCTCGTCGAGCGCGAGCTGGATGCCGTCGTTGTACTTCGCCGACAGGAACCTGTTGTCGCGGCGGACGGTCGCGAAGCCGAGCTCGGCCGCGGTGTCGAGGTTCTCGTCGTCGGCGATGACGACGGCGGTCGCTTCGATGTCGTGATCCGCGAGCGCGTCGCATGTGCGGCGCAGCTGGCGGAGGCAGACGCGGGCGAGCTTCGCCCTCCCGTTCGCGGGCACACAGAACCAGAGCGTCTGCATCAGGCGGCGACAGCCTCGTGATGGAACGCCTGACCCCACCAGTCGGGGTGGAGCAGGAAGTGGAGTTGGCGGCCGACGACTTCGGTTCGCGTGGCCCACCGGTCGACCGTCTCGTCCCAGCCGGGGTTGAGCCACTTCCCGCCCGAGTCGGAGATCCGCCACGGCAGCGGCAGCCCGAGCACGAGCGCTTCATAGTCGAGCCCGAAGTCGGCGAGCGGACGTGGTCGGAGCGTGAGGCTGATGTTGCCGCGGGT